GTGGAGGTCTTAATTTAATATCTACTCAAACTGCATCAAGTTCATCTACAATATCTTTTACTTCAGGGATAAATTCTACTTATAAAGAATATATATTTAAGTTTTATGACATACACCCAGCAAGTAACAATGTTACATTTCAAGTAGGGTTTAGAGATGGTGGCTCAGATTATGATGCCACTAAAACAACTACATTTTTTAGAGCGTATAATTATGAAAATGGTTCTAGTACAGCTTTAGAATATGTAACAGCTCAAGATTTAGCACAAAGCACAAATTTTCAAAATTTAACAGAAGGAACTGGAGCTGATAATGATCAATCTTGTTCAGGAACTTTAAATTTATTTGATCCTTCAAACACGACATTTGTAAAACATTTTTTTGCAACTGTTAATAGTGCACACGCAGTAGATCTCTCTGAGAATGTTTATGTAGCTGGTTATATAAATGTTACTGACGCAATCGATGCAGTACAGTTCAAATTTTCATCTGGGAACATAGATGTTGGTACAATAAAATTATATGGAGTAACCTAATGACTTTTGGTTTAGTAAAACACAATAATAATTCTATATCAGCTATAACAAGTGCTGGACAATTAACACAAGGTAAAATGACTTTGTTGCAAACGCAAACTGCGTCTAGTTCAGCATCAATATCTTTCACATCAAATATTGATAGTACATATCCTATTTATTTATTTAAGTTTATTAATATACATCCATCAGCAAATGCAAATTTAGAATTTAATGCAACAACTGATGGTTCTAATTATAATGTTGTTAAAACTTCAATAGCTTTTTTCAATGAACACGAAGAAGATGGGGGAAATGGTCAAATGGGTTATAGTGGTATTGATGAAGCACAAGCAACTGGTTTTCAACAATTAACAACTGGATCAAATCCTTGTGATGACAATGATGGTTCTATTGTAGGAACTTTAAAAATTTTTGCACCATCTGACACAACTTTTGTTAAACATTTTATTTCAAGAACAACTTTTATGGGTGAAAATGGTTCAGATCGTTCTACTAATAGTGGTTATGTTTCTGGGTATTTTAACACTCAATCTGCAATAACAGGTTTTCAGTTTAAAATGAGAAGCGGAGATATTGATTCAGGTTTAATAAAATTATATGGTATAAAAGGAAGCTAATGAGTATTGTAAAATTAAATAACAGATCAGTAAAAGACATAACAGCTTTTGGTTCAATATCTTCTCTTGGAAGTCTTACACATATTGCAACACAAACAGCTTCATCATCAGCAAGTATTAGTTTTACATCAGGGATTGATAGTACCTATAAAGAATATATTTTTTATTTTGTAAATATGCACCCAGCAACTGATAATGTTTATTTTGAATTTCAAGGTAATGCTTCTGGAGAAAGTGGATTTAACGAAACTATAACAAGTGCATCTTTTTATGCACAACACAGAGAAGATGGAAGTGCTACTGCTCTTGAATATAGAACAGGCGAAGATCAAGCACAAGGAACAGCATTTCAAAGATTATGTGAGGGTTTAGGATATGACAATGATCAAAGTTTAAGTGGTTACTTACATTTATTCAATCCATCTAGCACAACTTTTGTAAAACATTTTATAACACAAACAAACCAAGTTAGATATAATGATAGATTGTACAATTTTTACATAGCAGGATATTTTAACACAAATGCGGCTATTCAAGAAATTCAGTTTAAAATGAGTTCAGGAAATATAGATAGTGGACAGATATTGCTATTCGGATTAAATTAACATAAAAAGGATATATTATGCCAAGATATAAATTAGTAAATGGGGAACGAATCCAGCTTACTGCTGAAGAAGAAGCACAAAGAGATCAAGAGGAAGCTGATTGGGAAGCTGGTGCGTTTGATAGAGCAGTAGCAGATTTAAGACAAAGAAGAAATGCTTTGTTATCTTCTACTGATTTTTATGCTTTATCTGATGTTACAATGTCAGATGAAATGAAACAATACAGACAAGACCTTAGAGATATAACTGATGGTCTATCAACAAAAGAAGAAGTAGAAGCAGTAGAATTTCCAACTAAACCATAAGAGGTTTTATGCAACTTTCAAAACATTTTAAACTAGAAGAATTTGAAAAATCAATGACGGCTACTCGAAAAGGTATTAAGAATAAAGCTGGATCAGGAGAAATAAAAAATCTTACTGATCTTTGTTATGGAGTCTTAGAGCCTGTTAGGGCAAAGTTTGACAGGCCTATAACTATCACTAGTGGTTATCGCAGTCCTGAGTTATGTGAAGCAATAGGTTCAAAAGCAACATCGCAACATACTTGTAACAGAGGTGCGGCCGCAGATTTTGAAATAGCTGGAGTTTCTAATCTTCAAGTAGCTCTTTGGGTTCAAAATAACACAGATTTTGACCAGCTAATTCTTGAATACTATACAGGCGAAGCAAATTCTGGGTGGATTCACGTATCATATCACGAAGGAAATAATAGAAAACAAGTCTTAACTTTTGACGGCAAATCATATACAAATGGTTTACCAGACGCTAAATGGTCTGGTGGCAAAATGACAAATTAAGGAGGATATTATGCCATATCATTACGGAGGAATGAAGAAGAAGAAAAAGAAAAAAGCAAAAAAACCAAAAATGGGTAGAAGGAAAAAATAATGGTTAAAGTAGCATCTATTAAAAACATTATCAAAGATCTAAAACCAAGACAAAAAAAAACGATGAGAAGACACGCAGTTCATCATACTTTGAAACATATGAGGTCTATGGCTAGGTCTTTAAAAAATGGAAGTACGTTTGCTTCTGCACATAACAAAGCAATGAGAACAGTTGGGAAATGAACGGATTTACAACAACGTCTACATTAGCAGAAATGATAAAAAGACGAATGCGAAAGAGAAGAAGAAATGTCAAAAAAAAGAAAAAGAAGAAAAGTTCCAAAAGATAAACGTACAGGATTACCAAAGAAATATCTTGCTGGTTTATCTGGTAGTAAGAGATCATCTAGAGCAAGTCTTTTAAAAACAATGTCAAGAATATATAAATCAGGTGGAACAATACCAGCTTATATGTTTAGACAGAGGGTAAAATAATGGCAAGAAGAAGACCTTTATCAGCAAGAGTACAAGCAACACTTAGAGCTAAAGCAAAAAGAAGAAAAGGTATTACTTATGGTACTTTAGCAAAAGTGTATCGTAGGGGACAAGGTGCATTTTTGTCTAGTGGATCTAGGCCAAGAACATCAATGGCCGCTTGGTCTATGGGAAGAGTAAATAGTTTCTTGCGTGGAAGTAGAAAACACGATACAGATTTACGTAGAAAGAAAAAAAGAAGATGAAAACTAATAAAGAAAAATTTGTAGAAATAGATGGCAGAATAAAATTAGTAAATCAAAAAATAGATTTGATAATTAAAAACCATCTTCATCATATGAAACAAGATATTGATCGTATCTTATATAGTTTAGGTGCGATTGGTTTATTGGTTATAGGACAACTTCTTTACATTATCTCCAAATAGTTGTACAAGTTTAAGTATGGGTTTCAAACGTATACTTGTAATATCGGATATGCACGTGCCATTCCATCATAAAGATAGTATGGCATTCTTACGTGAAATAAAAAAACAATACAAACCAGATTTTGTTTGCAACATCGGAGACTTATTAGACTTTCACGCTATCTCAATGCATTCACACGATCCAGATTTATTTTCTGCTGGACACGAATTAAGAGAAGCTAGAAAACACGTCAAAGAATTAGAATCGATATTTCCTAAAGTTACTGAAGTAGATAGTAATCATTCTAGTTTAGTTTATCGTAGAGCTTTAAAGTTTGGAATGAGCAAAGAGTTTCTAAAAGACTATGGAGATTTTTTAGGTACAAAAAAATGGAAATGGGTTGACGATTTAACTCTTACTATGTCTAATGGTCAAAGATGTTTCTTTACACACGGCCGTAGTGCAGATGTTTTAAAGGTATCACAGACTATGGGACTTTCCGCAGTGCAGGGACACTATCACACGAAATTTCTAGTGTCTTGGTGGGCAAATCCTGACAACTTATTCTTTGCTATGAATGTAGGTTGTATGATTGACCAAAAGTCAATGGCATTTAATTACGCAAAAAATTTTAAGACAAGGTTTATTCTAGGTTGTGCAATAATTGTCGAAGGATATCCCAGATTATTACCAATGGTCTTGAACTCTAAAGGAAATTGGATTAAAACACTTGTATGAGTTCTAATAAGCTAAAAAATACCCTTTTAAAGAGCCATAGAGCAACGCACAGTAACGATTCTGCATTTTCTGACCAAGTAGGTGGAGATTGGTATAAGAAGCTAAAAATTCAGCCTTTAGACTATGCGATGGATAATAACCTTAATGCCTGTCAAACAAAAGTGGTTAAGTATATATCAAGATATAATTTGAAACATAAAACTATCAAAGATCAAATAAAAGATTTAGATAAAGCTAAACACGTTATAGATATGTTGATAGAGAAAGTTAAACAGAAATAATATGTGGTTAAGTGCTTTAAAATTAGGAATGAATGCGGCAACGCATATTTATAAAAAACGTCAAGAAACAAAAATGCGTATGGCAGATGCCCAGTATCTCCACGCTGAAAAAATGGCAAAAGGCGAGGAAGCATATCAAGGTAAACTTTTAGAAGCAAGACAAAATGATTATAAAGATGAAGTAGTTTTATTTATTCTTACTTTACCAATATTAGTTTTAGCATACGGAGTTTTTTCAGACGACCAACAAGCTATGGATAAAATAAATCTTTTCTTTGAACACTTTCAAGCCCTTCCTACGTGGTTTACTAATTTATGGATTCTTGTCGTGGCGAGTATTTTTGGTATTAAAGGTACACAGATTTTCCGTAACGGAAAAAAGTAATCGTATTTCCCTTTAAAAAAAAGTAATATAGCATTATGATTGATGCAGTTATAACAGATTTAGAATTAGAGTTACAAAGTCCAGCTTCACCTTACGGACATTTTGTTGCTTTTAGATTTATAGATACAAGGCCTATGTTTCCTAAAGTTTCAGAAATGGTTAAACAAGTATTAGATAGAGAAGATGTTATATTAATTGATTTTAATTATACTTATAAGACAATAGACGAAAACACAGATATAAGAGATTTTGAAATAGTAAGACATTAATATGAGGGGATTGCTCCCCTCACAGTTCATATTTATTGACTTAATGAATTAAACTGTAAATTTTGTTTTACTTCAGTTTGTAAAAGCATAATTTTAGTTTTTAATTTTTCCCATTCAGTCTTAGTTTTCATATGTTTAGTTTTAGCAACATTAAGTTCTGTTATCAACTCTCTCATCATATCGTCAATAGCAATAAGATGTTTTATTTCCTCTGCTGATCTTTTTTGAACATCTTCTTTGAAACTAATGAAAAGTTTTGCATAATGTAACTTAACATCATCTTCAAGTCTAACTAACTCATCGTAGGCCTCAGTAAATGCTTTAGACTTTTCATCTAAAAGTTTTTCTATACGTAACCTATCGAAAGTAAGAGCATCAATATTAGAACTAACCATTACTCGTATGTACTTTCCCCTAACTCACTTTCATATTGATTAGGGTCGAAATCAGTATTTGGTTTTTGTAACCACGCTTTTTCTGATTGTGGTAACTGATCGTCCATATCATTATTATGATTAGGTTGTCTTGGTTGATTGAATTGAGGATTTTTCTTAGTTTTATCATAATAAGGGAAAAGTTTCCACCCATTACTACGATTATCCCAATAACCTTTTCTAACAAGATTTTGGTTTTCCAACTCTACTACTAAAATACACCCATCTTTTTTTGTAGATATTATCTTAGCAGTTCCTCCGCTACCATTATTATTATTGTTACTAGTGTAACTTTGTTTTTGGTAGCTTCCTTTATTGTACTGTGGTCTATTATATGCCATCAGATTCTCCTTATTGTTATTTATATTCACTTACTTTCATCTGCTCAGTAATAAACTTTGCACCTAAGAAAGCATTGAACATTGGTTTATTTAAAGTCATAGGAGCTATTTCAGGTTTCTCATCAGTCTTACCTAATCTTAAACAAAACGCCTTAGATATACTGATTCCTGTTTCTTCCTCATATGCCTCTTTATATGCGTTGGCTTGTAACTCATAGCCAAACGATATTCGGTTACTTGTTTTGATATCAATTAAAACGTAGTTACCATTTTTGTCTTTAACAACAAGATCAAGAGTTCCAACATAACTATGTTTTTTGCTTAGAAGTTTTTTTTCTACTTCTACTACCTCATAACCTTGTTCATTCCACCATTCTAAAAACATATTCCAACAGTTTACAACTTTTGGGTCAGATTGGTCAGGAATTTCTTTTTTATTTAGGAAATCTTCAATAAGGCCGTGAACAACAGACCCAATCAAAGCTCCCTCCTCTTTCATATTATTAGATTTAGATTTAGCTTTTTTTACCATTCTTTCTAACTCTGCTCTATCTATAATCTCTTTATTGTTAAGTTTTTCTTTAACTTGATCTCTTAAAGAATTAATTGGTGTAGCAACCATCCATTTTAAAAGAGCTGGTTTAATAAGACCACGATCTATAATTGTCGTAGCTGATAACATTTCTTTACCATCTACATAATATTTGTGTTCTTCTTCATTAAACTCAACAATAGTTTTTTCTTTGTATTTAAGTGGGTATTTTTTCCACATTTTTTTTCCTCCTAGTTACTTTCATATCTATAATTATTCACTACACCATAAT